TTAAAGAAGCTTTAAATAAGTTGTTTTGGAATCTAGGTTGCACATTACCCAATAAGGTTGAGATTGATGAGGGATTGGTTACAATCAATAGATTCAAGGAGGAAGACGATAGTCCTCGTATCACAGTTTTTGAAAGACAAGATAGCATTTGGTTAAAGACAAGGTTTGCTTCACATCAAGTACGGTGTTTAACAGATGATGTGAGTATGATGCGAGAGATGGATAGTATTACAAACCAGCGTAGCTTTGACGTTTGTAATGGAATTGAGTTGGTTTAGGATTAGAGGAAAGATGAGTGATTAAAGAAGTTATTAAAGCAGACGGAAGTATTGAGAAGTTTGACTTAGATAAGTTGTCAAAGTGGGCAAAGTACGCATCTAAGGTTGGAGGAGATTGGAGTGAGTTAGCTATTGAGACTTTCACTAAACTTCCTGAGTTATGTCACAGTAAAGACATTCACCAAGCTATGATTGATGTATGTTACAGTAAACAAGATTTAGTTTATAGTCGAGTAGCTTCTCGTTTAGAAACAGCACAATTACGAAAGAACATTGAACGACAACTAGGTATTAAAGTAAATAAAGCTTCTTTTAAGGAAATTCGTGATGCTTTAATTAACAAAGGTGTTTGGTGTAAAGATACTATCCCTGCTTACTCAGAACATCAAGAGAGTTTGTTTGAGGAGTTAAAACATATTCATCTTGAGTCATGGCAAGTAAGTCAGTGGGTAGACAAATACTTATTGAAAATTAATGGGGTGACTGTTGAAACACCTGCTATCGCTGCTATTGGTATTGGTTTGGGGTTACATGGAGATACGCAAGATGCTTATGATTTAGCTCGTGATATTGTTTACTCTCGTACTAACCTACCAACACCTGTACTGAACGGTATCCGTAACGGAGATTTTAATGGTGTCTCTTGTTGTGTTATTAGTGCAGGAGATAGTGTTGAAAGTATTGAAGTTGCACAACACCTAGCTGTTCGTATGACGGCTAAGAAAGCAGGGATTGGTGTAGAGTTTACAACACGTTCAAAAGGTAGTGATGTTAAGAATGGACGCATCAAGCACTTAGGTAAGCACCCTATCTACAAGCACACGGATTCTGGGGTTAAACAATTCACTCAAGAGACTCGTGGAGGTAGTGCTACAGTAGGTTTTACTTGTATTGACCCTGAAGTGTATAACATTGCTTTATGGAAGTCACAGCGTGTTGATATTGAGCAACGATTAGACCGCTTAGATTATAGCTTCATTTTCAATGATGCTTTCTTAGACGCTGTTATTAATCGTAAAGATTGGTACTTGTTTGATTATAATGATGCTAAAGCTATTCACGCTGCTTTCTATACTCATTCTGTTAGTGATTATAACTTCTTAGTTGACGCTCATATCAAGAGCGGTGTTAAGCATACGAAAGTACAAGCATTAGACTTGATTAAACACGTTCTTATGATTCGACAAGAAACAGGACGCATGTACTTCTTTAACGTAAGTCGTGCTAATACACATACGCCTTTCGATGGGGTTATTCGACTTTCAAATTTATGCCAAGAAATCTGTTTAGAAACAACACCTTACAAGAGTATGGAAGATTTATACTTAGATAACGGAAGCGGAGAAACGGCTTTCTGTTCACTTGGGGCTTTAGTTCCTGTGAATATTAAAGATGATGCAGAGTACAAACGAGCTGCTTACACCTTAGTTAAAACTATTAACAAGCTTATTGTTAAATGTCCTAAGATGACTAAGAACCATGAGCGTACAATGCTAGAGCGTATGTCATTAGGTGTAGGCATTACTGGTTTAGCTGAGTACCTTTACAAACAAGGTTACGACTATGATGGTAGTGAATCTAGTTTAGAGTTTGTATCCGACTTAGCTGAAAAGCATTGTTTTTATCTGTACAAAGCAAGTCAAAAGCTTTCAGAAGAAACAGGTATTGAGGTTAAAGGTGTCGATCTGAATTGGCTACCTGTTGATACCAAACTAGGTAAATTTACACCTAAGATGGATTGGGAGAGTATCCGTGGTAAACCTCGTGTAAACTCTGTTCTAATTGCTCACATGCCTACTGAAAGTAGTGCTGTAGCATCAGGAGTTACTAACGGTCTTTACCCTCCACGTAAGGTTGTTATCAACAAGAAGTCTCGTAAAGGTGTTGTTCAATTCATCTGTAAGGGTTTTGAGCAAGGTAAGAATCTTCTTGCTTGGGATGTAGACAACGTAACATTAAGTCGTTATTATGCTGCTGTACAAGATTGGTCTGATCAAGGCATTAGTGCAGATAACTACTTCGACCCTCGTAAGTTTGAGAACGGTAAGAAACCATTATCTTTATTACTTAAAGAATGGGTTGCTCACTTTAAACTTGGTAACAAGAGTATGTATTATGTAAATACCTACGATGATGATGAAGTTAGTATCTTTGACTTAATTCAATCAGTAGAGGTTCAAGAAGCTGATTGTGAAAGTTGTAAATTATAAAGAAATATAGCACCTCGAAAGGGGTGCTTTTAATTAGGAAAGGAAATGACACGTACAGTATTTAATGAATCAAACACAGGGCACATTACAAAGACTTACCCGATGTTTTTTGGCGATAGTCTAGGTTTGGTTGACACAGTAAATGTAGTTAATAAAGAAATTGAAATGCTAAAGGAGAAACAACGTGGAGGGCGTTGGTATCCTACAGAGATTAGTTTATCACAAGATAAACAAGATATGGATACAGCCCCTAAAGAAATTGTAGACATTATGAATCTAGCTATCTCTTGGCAACATACAACAGATAGTGTAGCAGGACGCTCTATTGGTGCTATGCTACTCCCACATGTAACTAATAGTGAAGCGGAAGGGATGATTGGTGAATGGTCTTGTATTGAGTTTATTCATGGTGAAGCTTACGCTCACATCGTAAAACAAACTCGTATGAACCCTGACCAAGCTTTAGTTGATACTTATAAGAACATTCGTGTTCTATCTCGTAGTAAGAAGATTATTGAAGTCTTTAATGCTTTATATAATCTTAATCATGATTTACCTCTGCGAGAAAAGAAAAAGATCATGGCAAAAACATTAGTCACAATTATGGCTATGGAGTGTATTAGCTTCATGTCATCTTTTGGTGTAACTTTTGCTATCGCTGAGTTAGGTTACTTTCAAGGTATATCTGAAACAGTATCTACAATTGCACGAGATGAGTTGTATCATGGAAGAATGAGTTATGAGTTAATCAAAGCTACTCGTTATGTAGATGGTTGGTCTGATATTTATGAAGAAGTCTTAGATGAATGTTCTGAGATTATTCATTCAATCACTAAAGGGGAGCAGAGTTGGAACAGCTACCTTTTATCAGAAGGACGTAGCTTATCTAACTTAACGGAAGAAAACTTAAACCAATTAAATCTATACTTCCATAACTTTGTTTGTAATTTGATTGGTATTAAGAACGAGTTAGAAGTAGTTACAGAGCATCCATGTAAGTTTATGGATAAATACATTGACCGTTCACTGTTGCAGTTTGCTTCACAAGAGATTCAACACACCAGTTATCGTCAAGGTAGTGTTGTAGATGACTTATCGGACGATTTAGATTTAGATTTTGAGGTGTAATATGTTAGTTATTTATTCTAAAGACAATTGTCAACAATGTGATTCAGCTAAGTTGTTGTGCCAAATGAAGGGTGTTGAGTACGCTGTAAAAACACTTGATATTGATTACACAAGAGAACAATTAATGCGTGTATTTCCCAAAGCTCGTTCTTTCCCAATAATCACAGTCAAGGTTAAATATGATGGTGTTGAGATGGAAGAGTATATAGGTGGGCTAACCGAGCTAAAAGAAGTGCTTGCTACTAAATATAGTGAATAACAAACGAAAGAGAGTATCTTAAAAGAGAGTGACTTAGGTTGCTCTCTTTTTATTTATCTAAATATTATGTTATTGGGTTGACAAGAGGATACTAAGTGAAGTATTCTTCTCATTAAGAAATTAACCCACTAGGAGATTTACAATGAAATTTGATTTGCAACCTTACAAGTTGTTTACTAAAAAAAGATGTTGGTGCTTTTTATTTGTATAAAACATTTAAAAAAGTAGTTGACACTTAAATCGGGTTTTATTAAGATACACACATAGACAACAAAGACGATCATTAAGGAGATTAAAATGTCTTTAGATTTTATCAACCATAAACTGACTACTTCAACTACAGATAGCAACGCAGGAGTTTTTTTTGAGATGTATTACGCAAAAGAGATTGATAGTAAAGTCGCACGGGAGTATGTTAAGAAATACCACTATAGTGGTAAGGTTGTATCAAACTCTAAGATACATTTAGGTGTGTTTAACGAGGAAAATGAGCTTGTTGGTGTATTGCAATTTGGGTATCCTATGAATGGTGTAAAAACCTCTAGTAAGATACTTGGTGACAAGAAAATGATGGAGTTAAACAGAATGGTCATGCGTGACGAAGAACCTCGAAACTCGGAGTCGAAAGCTATTGGTGTTTGCATGAAGTGGATTAAAACAAACACAGACTTGGACTATATCTTGTCCTTTAGTGATGGTAAAGAGGGTAATGTTGGTTATATATACCAAGCTACTAATTGGTTGTATATTGGGTATCTACTTTCAGATAGTTTTTATAAGATAGACAACGAGACAGTACACGCTGTAACAGTGTGGCATAAGTATAAAGAGAAACACGCACTAAGGGACACGCATACAACAAATGAAATTGTCTGCTTAGAACATGGTCGTGTATCTAAAGTTACTAGCAAACAGCATGTATATCTATACCCAATGAACAAATCAACTAGAAAAAATATAGTTAGCCAATACAAGATAAAACCTTATCCTAAGAAAGACAAAGAGTTACGAGTTCTTAAAGAGGTTGTTTATAAGGATGATAACGGTGTTTATCTACCTAACGGTGTTGTTAAGCTGTACTCAGACGAAGTGTTACAGAGTTGCTACTAAATATGGTAAGTAATTAGATTAAGAGAGAGTGACTTAGGTTGCTCTCTTTTTTATTTATCTAACTCTGTCTTGTTCATTGATATTGCTCCGTTAAGGTTTTAGTAATCTCTAAAGTTGTATTTTCTTCTAACCAGTGAACGTTCCTTTTCAAACCATCAATTTCATACAATAATTGTTGTAATTGGTCTCGTTTCTGTACATTGGAATTACACTTATCAACAAATTTACATCTCATCTCTATCTTCTGCACCCAAATGTTTATGGCACAAGTATTCTCATTAAACATCAATCCTCTCCCATTACATGCACTAACAAATACAAACTCTCTTTCATTTCCTCTATAGCAAATAAAGTCTTTACAGGGTTAAGAGCATGGTACTGATGATCTAGCATCTCTAAATGAGTCATATAACCTAATTGTTCTACCGACACATAATAACCTACGTGCAACTGCTTACCGCTACAATTATCGTATAGGTGCAAGCAGAAAGGGTAGTATTGTTCTTTGTTGTAGAATACTTGTGCTGTATAATCTAATAGTTTAAATGTTTTCATATTACTTCTCCTTAACGCAAACTCTTAACTACTTTAACAACATTATCATGTAATAAACTAACATACGTTTCTACACTGTTTACAAGCGATTCTAGCGTTGTTTGCTCAGAGATACTAAGTTGTATCTGCTTGTTGATTAAAGCCTTTAGCAAGCTATCTACACTACCGTAATAGCCTATTACAGAGTAGTATTCGT